CCGCGCTATCTGAAGTTTGATGGCATCGATGATGGGATGTACACGCCTGCCAACCTCAACCTGAGCACAACGGATAAGGTCACCGTGTTTGCGGGGGTGAGGAAGCTGAGTGATGCAAGTGTTGCTGTGGTTGCTGAAACAAGCATTGCTTCTTCTACGAATAACGGAACGCTTGGAATTTTTGCCCCGCAACAAATGGCAGCGAATTACGGCGTCAGAGCAAGAGGAAATGCAGACAACTTGCGTCAATACTTAACATACACAGCGCCAATTACTAATGTTCTTTCTGCCCAATTGACAACGCTTGCAGTAGATTCTGCTGCTTCTCAATCTGTGCGGATAAACGCAGTTTCTGTAGCCGGAGCAGATGTAAACACTGGGAATAGCACCGGCAACTTCGGAACCTACCCGCTCTACATCGGCTCTCGCAACAACGGAAGTCTCTGGCTCAACGGCTACCTCTACAGCGCCATAGTGGTTGGGTCATCCCTATCCGCAGCGCAGATCAGCAGCACTGAGTCTTGGATCAACGTCAAGGAAGGCGGGGTGTACTGAGATGGCCATCATGCGCTCAATGGTGATTCCTGACGCCTACCGGACGCTGGCAAACAGCATTGCGGACATGTTCGCTGGGAGCCCGCAGAACATGTGGAACTTCCCGCTGAGTGCCACAGGACAAGCGCCCGCCACGCACTGGATCGCAGCAGGCCCGGTGCCGGACCAATACGAGGTCATGGCCCCGTGGCAGGTCTGGCAGGTGGATCAGGATGGGCAGTGGGTGATGACAGACAGCTACCCTGGTCAGCCTGATCAGGTCTGGGCGGCTTGTCAGGCTGCTGATCCTCCTGTAGTGTGTACGCTGCAGCAGGTGCAGGACTTGTTCACTGCAGCAGATGTCACAGATGAAGACCCGTGGGTGTCTATGGGAAGACTTGGACTTCAACCTGTATATACAGAGGAGCAACCATGAAAGACTACATTCTTGAACGCGCTAAAGAGCCTTCTTCTTGGCGTGGCCTGATCTACCTGCTGACCGCTGCAGGCATCCCTGTAGCACCTGATCTGGCCAACAGCATCATCGCTGTGGGCTTGGCAGTAGCGGGTCTTATCGGGGCTTTGGCACCCGGTAAATGAAGCTCTCAGAGCATCAGGCAGCGTTTCTTCTGGACGCCTGCAAGCTCATCCAGTACGCCACCCAGCAGGGGTGGACGGTAACGGGCGGTGAGCTTTTTCGCACACTTGACCAGCAGAAAATCTATTTTGACGCAGGCAAGAGCAAAACGATGCAGAGCAACCATCTCAGAAGGCTTGCCATAGACTTGAACTTCCTCAAGGATGGCCAGCTAGTGATGGACAAGAAGTTATTGCAATCTTTGGGAGATTACTGGGAATCCCTAAACTCCCTAAATCGCTGGGGAGGGAACTTCGTTTCCTTCCTGGACACCCCGCACTTCGAACGCAATGTCCAAGTTCCCTAACCTGTCTGTAGGACGCGGTGAGAAGCTGCCGGTGTCGCAGGGTGCAGGACTCACGGAAAAGGGTAGGCGTAAGGCCCGTGCTGCTGGCAGCAACTTGAAGGCACCCACTAAGGACACCAGCAACCCGCGTCACAAGAGCTTCTGCGCCCGCAGCAAGCACTGGAAGGGTGAACGCGGCAAAGCCGCCAGAAGGAGATGGGGATGTCGGTAAAGAAGGGCCTGTACTACAACATCAACAGGCGCAGGAAGCTGGGTCTGCCTGCGAAGAAGCCTGGTCAGCGGGGCTACCCTACCAAGCAGGCTTTCATACGCTCTGCCCGCACTGCCAAGCGCTAACGTACAAATTATTACTTTACGCGCCGAATGCCAATTTGATAGTTGCTGACAACAATTTCCAGCGTGGGCTTGTAGACCCGCAGGAAGGCGTCTACAGCGGGCTTGACGCCTGCTCCACCACCGTAGTCATCCCAGAGCATCACCCCGCCAAGCGGGAGCAGTTTATAGGCGATTACAGAGTCCTCCAGAACATCTGGAGTTTCATGTGAGCCGTCTATGTAGATGAACTCAAACGTCTCGTTGTCTGAGTACAAATCTAGTAGTGCCTCAAAGGACAAACTGACCTTTTGGGTGACGCTCTGATCTTTTTTCTGCACAGCAGCCACGTTATGCATAAAAAGTGACTGCGTTTTAGACATGTCGAGGTCGACATGTTCACTTCCACCCTCAAAAGTATCCACACAGGTGATGCTGCCGTCTGCTGGGAGCATGTTCTGCAGCATCCAGCAGGTAGCCCGACCCTCGAAACACCCAATCTCTAAGATGCGTTTTGGCTTGCAGTACCTCAGTACCGTTTGGAAGTTAGGGATGTTGTTGGAGAACCAGTCTTGGGTGAAGGTGGTGGTCATAGTGATAGGTCAACCATTCCAAATCCTGACCAGTGCCCAAAGCTGCTGATGTCCAGCTTGGGCTGCGTGATAGAGCGCCACAGGGGAATCATGTTCTTGAACCTGATGTCGTCCATCAGAAGAATCCTCTCAGGCTTGTGGGCAAGAGTCTTGAGCTTGTCCCACAGTCCGTATTCGAACCTGCCGTCCTTCGGGCCGTCCATGAAGATGATGTCAGCGCGGGTGAGCAGCTCACGATGCTTCTCAAACACTGCTGGATCGTTCAGGTTCTCCAGATGCTGAGTCACCTGGCGCTCAGACACATGCGACGGTAGGCTGGACAGCGGCACCAGATCGAAGGTGTGCATGTCCAGAGGGTGTGAAGGATTACCCTGGCAGAAGGACATACAGCCCATGCCAGTGAAGGTGCCGACCTCCACCACTATCTGTGGCTTCAGATGGCGGGTGAGTGCCTTTATGAACCTGTACGGTTCACCTGGGTAGACGTTGAACCACTTGGCATCAGGCAGGGATGAGTCTATGCACTCAATCTCCAAGTCCATCGCGTCTTTAGCGGCTTTTAGTCCGATTTCCATAAGCCACCTAGATGGCCCGGAGTGGTCATCTGAGCAATGGATGTAGGACTCATCCCAATGCCTAGCCTGCAGGCGTGGTGCCGCTGCGTAGACCTGCGGCGTGTTGAAGGTGACGATGCTCATGGTGCAGGTACGGGTTGGCCGCTGAACATGTAGGTGCCGATGTGGGTCAACTTTGCCCACGGTGCCGCGTATATGGAAAATCCGTTCTTACGCGCTATCTGACAGAACGCATAGTCCTCACTTAACAAACGTCTTTGGTTGCCACGCTTCTTCTGGATCAGCACAGGAAAGTATTCCCGGATAACGTCTGGTCCCTGCTGGCCTGCAAGGTCTAAGACATCGTTGACGTACCAGTCCACCTTGTCTTCAAGGTCTTCAAACACTTCACGCTTGATGAGCATGAACCCGGTGCCTGCGTTCTCCACTTCCATAGGCGTGTTGAGGTCTACCACCGCCTGGTGAGCGCCACCCACAAGGTTGACCACAAATGACCCGGTGTAGTTCTTGAGCTGGTCTACAGGCACACCCTGCTGCACAGCCATCTGGACCGTATGCCAGTTCACTTCTTTCTTAGGGTAGATGCCTGCAATGATGTCCTTGTCAGCCTGCAACATGGACAAGATGTCTTGCGGGTTGAAAGCAATATCCGCATCCACGAACATCAGGTGAGTGCATTCCGGCTTCTTAAGAAACTGGCTCACCAGCGCGTTTCTAGCGCGTTGGATCAGGCTCTCGTTGAACATCGCGCAGAAGGAGAAGTTCACACCGGCCTGGTTGAGTACGGGAGGCGTCTGCAGCAGTGACTGCGCGTAGAACCCGGCGCACATGCCGCCGTACATAGGCGTGGCAAGAAAGATGTGTGGTTGCATATGACCCTCTAGATGTTGGTGGGGGGTGCTTGCGTTAACCCTGCCCCCCGTCAAGGCCGTGATTGCTGGGATTGCCCCAGTGCCGCCGCAAGCTGCGTCAACTCAGATCAACTGTCTTCAGATGGTACTTACCGTCTGACAGCTTTCTCCAGCCGTGTACGTGAATCCTGATGCCTGCCTCACGAACGCGGGCAACAGTGTCACTGGCTTCTATCTTCTTCACCCGTGCTGCGATGCCTGAACTGGTGACCTGCACCGCTAACACTTCATCTCTTCTGATGGCCAGCAAGTCACACCATCCCCACAAGTCCTGCCTGACCTTTGTGAAAGAGTTCCATTTCTCCACTATGGATACGTGATATCCCTTCTCACGCAGGTACGCAAGGCTACGCTGGGTAGGCGTGAGAGATGCCATCAGAAGGGTAGGTCTTCGTCTGAGACGTTACGCGGGTTGTAGCGGCTCTGCACTTCCTTATCGGGCGCAGCAGAGAACCCTCCTTCCCGTTGCTTCTGCTCAGCAATGGAAAGGTAATCGTGGCCTGCGCGGGTCTTCTTGATCCACACGCTCACGCCCAGTTGTTCACCAGCTCTGTAGTCCCGCAGGAGCGTTACAGAGCCTTGGAAATCGGGCTGGCTGCCCGTTTTCTGGCGATTCAGCCAAGCAGTGCCGTATCCCGGGGGTGGTGGTTCAAACGCTTTCTTTTCCATGTTTACCTCGTTAAGTGATATCGAGCGAACCTGACTTGTCCGCTCTTGACTATTTCTGCGGTGATGTTGTGACCCTGTTGACGGAGCTTCAGAACCTGTGCCGCAAGACGGGTGACATTCATTTCTTTCCAAGCCTGCTGCGGAGTCAGAGAACCATGCTGCAGGCGTTGGAGTATTCGATCAAGTTGAGTTACAGCTCCGGGACTTCCTGCGGCACTGACTGTTTTGGGTCATTAGACACTCCCAGCTTGGCAAGCTCTGCACGGAAGTTTGCCCAATCAATTCCCTTCAAGCTCCCGATGATTTCCCAGTTAGCTTGTTTCAGCGCATCCAGCTTCTCTTTCTTCTGAGCATCAGAATACTTGCCTGACCCTTGTATCTTCTTGACCAAATCAAAATAGGCAGCATTCCAATCTTCCTTGCTGGAATGCCTGCTGTAGGCATCTTCGCCGCCAGGCAGGAACAGAGCGAACGCACCGTCCTCGACTTCCTCTACGCGCTCTACTACCTCAAGAGGTGCAGAGTTCTTTTGTGGCGGCGTAGGAGCATCATCCTTGAAGTCTTCCACCTCTTCAGGTGTGTAGATTCCGACAACACATCCAGGATATACAGCCCGAATGCCTTCGGATACACATCTGGCGCGAAGCATGGCTCGGGGATAGGACTTCCAGTTGTCTTTGCCTGCCAAGCCGATTGCTTTAGCCTGAGCAAGCGTCCAGGAGACTGTGAGTTCACCACCCGCTGGATGGCTAAAAACCCCCGTGACTTCAGCATCGGAATACGTCTTCCATTGAACCTTGCCTCCAGCCTGCTGGAAACGCGCCAGCATAGCGTCCGTTTTAAGAGCAGGACGCCCCTGAATGATGTGATAGTCCCGAGCTGCGATAGCCGGGTGCAGGCCTTCTGCCTGCGCTATCAACATCAGCGCGACACCTTGCTCAGCAGTCTTGATGCCGAATAGGTTTGATTTAGCAACTGCCACCGCCATCTTTTCTATGTCGTTGACAGGAATGAGTGCATTTGTCATGTTCACCTCACTTCACCAGGAATCGGCGTGAGCCGGGTACTTCCTGAACAAACTGTTCGTAGATTGCAGGCATGGCCTGCTTGAAGGACTCTGCGCTGAACCTCTTAGACGCCTTAGCTGCTTTCCAGGTAGCCAGCACCTCACCCTCAACGCTCAGCAGTGTGCTGTTATCTTGCATGTAGCCCTGTATCAGGGTGCTCAGAGTCTCTTCCTGCTGCTCCAGAGCCTTGATGTTGGCCTTCACGGCCTTGAGGTTAGCTACCGCCACTTCCAGCGCAGCAGAGGCGGTTCTGGAGGCTCCAGAGTCCGTTCTGTACAGCGCCTTCACTTGCTCCAGGTCTTCAGGTGGCAGAGGGTTCTTAGCCTGCACATGCCCCCAGTAGACGGCCATGCGCTTTACAAACTCATCTTTCTCCTGCTCAGAAAAGGTGAGCTTGGTAAGCGTGAACTCCTGACCTCCAAACAGGACGGCCAGGTAGACAGTATCCACGCCAAACACTGTGGCCTCATGCAGGCACTGCGCGTAGTCGGCTGCTGGCACTATCCCGTTGTCAGGCTCGAACTTGTTGCGCTGGTGAGCGCCGTAGTTCTTCGCTTCAACGAGGATTTGCTGGCCATCCAGCTCACCAACAAAGTCGAAGTGTGAACGCAGCCACGGGTTGGTGCGGTGCGCTAGGCCGTCCTCGATCTTGTTGAGTTCAACTCCCAGCTTGGCTTGCGCCAGACGCCCTATAACGGGCTCCATCACATGCCCCATCTGGACTGCCTCGACCTGAGACAAGTCAGGAATCGGCAGCATGCCGAGCTTGGTGAGCACAACCTCGCCTGCTTTGCCGTTAGCTGCCTTACGCGAGTCACCCGACCACCAGGCAGAGTTGCGGACCTCTGCGGAGAAATCAGATCGGGTGTCCATAGTCTTCCTCCTCGTCCACAGAGTTGAGCATGCCCATGTTGGGCTCCCAGTGCGTACCTGCAGGCCCGCAGGCACCCGGCTTGGTAGTGCCGGTGCGCTCTAGTTCAGCAAACGCGGGTTTGTTGTTGCCGCGTACCAAGTCGATAGTTGCCCACGCGGCACCCTTTCGCTTGCAAAAGTCAACATTGCTGCTGGCAGAAGTGTGAGGGTTGGCCTCGTAGTGCCGACAGTCGGCACAGACTCTGATGTCCATGTTTTCTCTCCAATCACGTTGCCTTGGAAGTCCAAGGTACACAGATGATAGGCGTAAGACCGTGAGGGTGTCAAGCATGTTGCGGAAGAATTTCTGATTTCTTGAGTGCGTGGACAAATTCCACGGTGTCTGCCCAGTCGCAGAAGGGCTGCTGGGGAGCGTCACCAGTCATGTGCAGCGCCACCAGCAGGCAGGGCTCGGGAACAGGTGCGCCGGACTTGGCCAGGTCCAGCAGGTTGTTTGCGTCATCTCTTGTCATGTCATCTCCATGTGATGTGTAATGTGTGTGGACCCGGCTAGGTGGGAAGTCATGAGCCCACCGAAAAGCGTCACACCTCCGCCTGCCGCTGGTTTCTTCTTGAGGTGCATCTAGAGGTGTTCTATGTCGTACCACGCAATGGCCTGGGCTGGCCAGCAGCGCCCGCAAACGGCAATGCAAAAGCTCGTTCTGTTTCAGCTCGCTTGGCATGTCAATCAGACAACAGGCGTCTGTAATCCATCGCTTGACACGCTGGCGGAGGAGACTTCTCTATGCCGCACGGCAGTCAAATCGGCCATCTCAGGGCTGGTCAAACAAGGGTTCATCATGAAGTTCAGTGGCTCATCTAAGGGGTGCAGAGTGTCAAATTCGTACAGCATGAATAGGTCGGATAACGACCCATTAATAGGTCGCCAGACGACCGTGAATAGGTCGTTTAACGACCGTGGAATAGGGCGTCAAACGCCCGCTAACATGTACATAGAACAAGGAAAAGAACAAGGACTTAAAAAAGATATGTCTCATGTACATGTCAGACATGTGGGGACAGGCATCCCTGACCTGCCACCCCGCGTGGACTCGCCTGCTAAGCGGGAAGCGCTGCGGAAACTGGCTGAACTGAAGTTGTCAGGCCCGCTGGCGCGGGCACTGCAAGTTGTCAGGTGACCAGCGCCGCAACCACTGCCAGCAGGGCCACGATACAGATCAGGATGACAGCCCTGCCCGTAGCCTCGGGCATGTCGTCCTGGATGGGTTCCATAAGGGGGCAGTTCCTGCCCTGCCTGCATTCCCCATCACAACACGTTCTGTCCTTACGCATCTGAACCTCCTGAAGTCAGTCTGCCGCATACGCGGCACCTCGTGGCTGCGTATAAAGGACTGAGGCAGTGGTCGCAGCCCAGCGCGGCTTGAAGTTCTTGATTCACATCTGTGAACTTCTGCATGGCGTCTTCT